TAAGTGTGCAAGGGAATCACAATTATTTTATTTCAATCGGTGGAAAGGAGTTGCTAGTACACAATTCTAGTAAGTCATATTCGATTATGCAAGTCTTAACCGCTTTGGCTTGTTCGGAAATCGGGCGTGTTATTGTTGTGGCGGGTGCGACTATTCCGAAGTTGAAGGATGATGTAATGAAGATTATGGCGGAGATTGTTGGCGAAAATCCGAATGTTAAACGGTTTGTTAAGAACTTCAACATACAGGACAGGCGGTATGAGTTTACTACACGGAGTACGATTGAGTTCAAATCGTATGAAGATGCTGAAGATGCGAAGGGGGGAAAGTTTGACTACTTGTATATAAGTGAGGCTACCCGCTTTGAGTATGCGACGGCTGAAATTCTAATTAGGAATGCGAAGTACAAGGTTTTTCTAGATTACAACCCTACGGCACGTTTTTGGGTACACGATATTTTAATGGTTAAGAAAAAGCAGTACCCGTCTGTTCGCTTGATAAGGAGTTGGCACGAACATAATTTGTATTTGAGCGAGGAGAAACATAGGGAAATCGAGTCAATCGAAGACCCCGATATGTGGAAGGTATATGCAAGGGGGTTAACGGGTAAACTTTCGGGGCTTGTGTTTCGTTGGAGTAGCGTTGAAGCGATGCCCGTTGAAGGGGTATCGGAGGTTATTTGGGGTTTGGACTTTGGGTACACCCAAGACCCGACGGCATTAACGAAGGTGGCTTGTATGAAAGACGGGCGGTATATTGTGCAAGAGATAACGTACCAAGCGGGTATAGCGATGGAGGATTTGTACGAGATTGCTAGAAAGTTTGGTTATTACCACGACGAGCCGATATATTGCGACCACGACAAGGAACAAATACGGCAGTTACGTAGGTTGGGTGCGTTAGCGTTACCCGCAGAAAAGGGGGAAATACTAAATGGGATTTTGTACTTGAAACAACAAGACATTCGTTATACGGCAGACAGTCGGAATATGGCGAATGAGTTGATGCGGTACAAGTTTTTAGAGGTTAACGGAATTGCGACTAACAAGCCTATAGATGCGTGGAATCACTGCTTTGTTGGGAGTACTCTAATAATGACCGATAAAGGCGAAGTTCCTATTAGAGATATATTAGAGGGGGATATGGTTTTAACTTCAAAAGGCTATAAAAAAGTACTTTTGAAACATGATAACGGATTGCAACAAGTGCATAAGTTTTCGATGCAATTCGATACGCATAACGTAACTTTGTGTTGTACTAAAAATCATAAAGTTAAAACCGATAAACAATGGCTACAAATCCAATCATTGAAAAAACAAATGAAACTTTACCATGTCAAATCTTCAATGGACACAAATACTATTTGTACAATGGGGAACGGTATTTTAGTAGAGGGCGTTCAAGATTGCATCGAAAAGTTTGGGAGTTTCACAATGGTAAAATACCTAATGGCTACCATATACACCATGTTGACAATAATCCCGAAAATAATTCTATCGAAAATCTTAACTTGGTTCGTGGAACTTTGCATATGCGTTTTTCCTCAAAGAAAAAAATTAAAGAGAATAGAGAATGGTTTAAAGATTTTCATGCTAAAGGAATTGAAGCGGCTAAAGTTTGGCATAAGTCGGAAGAAGGTAAAGTATGGCATAAGGAACATGGTAAAAAATCTTGGATTAATCGAACATACACAAAGAACGTTTGCCAACAATGCGGGAAGGAATTTGAAACAAGGCACAAAGGAATATCAAAATTTTGCCATGCAAACTGCAAGGCTAAAGCACTTCGAGCAAGGTATAAGTTGGCAGGAAAGAGTTTACGACCTAACAATAGAAAGTGAACATGAATATTTTGCTAATGGAATATTAGTTCATAATTGCATGGATAGTGTACGTTATGCAATATTTTCGCATAGGAATAGGAAGAAGGGAGTAGGGGAGGGGGAATAAAAAAGCCCCCGTTACAGCGAGGGCTTTTAAGTGGGAACCTATAAATAGGTTTCATATGAAGGAATACAAAGATACAAAACTTTTCTTTTATTCCCCATACTTTTTTGTTAATAACTTTGCATTAACAAACACAAAAAATCGTACCTTTGCATACAATGGGCGTACTAGACCGTTTAAAAAATTTCGTTTGGAATACGGGCGGGGTTAATATTAAGACACCTTCGACATCGGGGATACAATTCTTTGAGTCAGCGGGTGGGCAGATATTGTGGGAACGTATGGAAAGCCCTGCGGTAATTGCGGAGTGGGTTTTAAAATGCCCACCTTTGGCGTATATACTTAATCGTAAAGCGATGGCGTTTGTGAACGGACATACGGAGGTATTGAACGCCACAACGGGCAACGACGTTAGAGGCAAGGATAAAGAATGGGCAAGGTTGTTAGCAAATCCGAACCCGTTGCAGACCGATAGGCAGTTTCGTGTTGAGTTATATACGTACATTCAAGCCTTCGGTTATTGCCCCGTGTTGATTGACCAACCCGCAGGTTTTACGGATTTTTCACGGGTGCAGAATATTTGGGTTTTACCGCCTAATTTTTGTACTATTCAGTTTCGCAATGACGTAAAAAGCCCGTTCAGAAGTAAGGCGTGGCAGGACTTGATTGACTATGTAGATTTTTCATACGGGGGTTATACTACTCGTTTGGATAAATCGCAAATATACTTTTTTACGGATATTACTACTAATATGGACTCAATGCAGTTCCCCGATAGTAAGTTAATTCCGTTGCAATATCCTATCAATAACTTGATTAAGTCCTACGAAGCACGGGGAGTAATTGCGGATAGACGTGGGGCGGTGGGGTTGTTGAGTAACGAGAGAAGCGATAGCATTTCGACGTTGCCAATGACCAACAAGGAAATTGAGGAAACCCAAGCGGCTTATCGTAAATACGGGATGCAGAAAGACCAATGGCAGTTGTTTATTACGAACATTCCTATGCGATACCAACAAATGGCAATGCCTGTTAAGGATATGATGTTGTTGGAAATGGAACAAGAAGATGTACGTACAATTTGCAATGCGTTGGGCTATCCGTATCACTTACTTAGCAACAGCGAGGGTACTACGTTTAGCAATATGGAAACGGCAGACGCTTCGTTGTATCAAAATTTTATCATTCCCGAAAGTATGAATTTTGCCGAGCAGTTAAACAAGGCAATTCACGCAACGGATAACGGGGTAATTGTGTCGTATGATTATTCGTGGTTACCCGTAATGCAAGGGGATGAGAAACTAAAAGCGGAAACCCGCAAAAGACAAGGCGAGGCATTGATGAACGAGTTTAATATGAACTTCATAACGTGGAATGACGTTAGAGTAGGTTTAGGATTAGACAAGGTACAAGGCTTCGACAAATATCGGTATCAGTTAACTGAAATATATGGAACAAATCAAATCAATACTTCGGGAAGCGCAGTCCCGAATTAAGGTAGGCGAGTCTTATCAAGCGAAAGCCGCTGCCAATATGCTTGAAAGCACTAATGTAATTGGTGCGGGTATGGATGAGTTAGGAACTCAGTCGGTGGGTTATATGAACAAACCCGCAACGGATAACGCAATGTTGTTCGACTTGTTTCCGAAAGTGTTTGTTAGTTCGCCTTCGTTGGTGTTGGCTAATGAGACTAATCCCGATGGGAATGTACTTATGGTACCTGAGGGTTCGGTTAAACCGCAAATTGATAGCGACTATGAAGCATCTAAGCCCACTATTTACAAATACGCCGCCACTATTACTATCAGCGACGAAATGCTAGGGGACATTAACTTTATGTCAGATGCCGTTTCTAATCAGTTAACCCGTAGGTTAAAGGATAAAATTGCGTTTGATTATATTAAGGCATTGGCAAACGTTGCGGGTGTAACGTCAACGAATTTAACAGCGGGTACGGGCGCACCTGCGGGGATTGTTATGAATATTTTCCCCGCAATTTATTCGGATGTGTTGACAAAGTACGGACACGATATTGACTTGTTTTTACTCAATAGCCCCGACTTTGCAAAGGCGTGGATTCAACCAACGGACTCAAATTCGTTTATTGAATATTACGAAAAAAACTTAGTGCCTTGTAGTGCTGTAAGTGCGGGTAATGTTATGGGTATTGCCACACAAGCCCAACGGGTGTATATTTTGCAGGACTTGACTTTAGAGTTCGGCAAAAATGGCGATGACTTCGTAAAAAACAACACTACAATCCGTTGCGAAGCCCGTGTAGGTTGGGCGTTGGGTGCAAATAACCTTAGCGGAGTTTATGCCGACACAATCGCTTCAACACTCACCAAAATTGCTTAATGAAGAAAGTTTGGAAACATATAGTAACGGGGTTGATAATTAGCGACGATGAGTATAACACATTGGGCATACTTGCTAAGACAAACTTTGTTCCATTAATTCAAAAAACACGAAATAACGATGATTCCTACATACGAAAATAAAGCGGACTTGTTTAAGTGGTTGAAGGAAAACAAAACCTTTCTGCTACAAGCGAAGAAAGCGCAAATAAAGGAAGCCGATGCGGTGTTATATGCCCACGTAGGCGAAGTACCCGAAGCCGTAAACAAGGCAGAGACACAAGCGCAACCCGACCCAACGAAACTACAAGTTAAAGCGGTTATCAATACCACTAACTTAATGGACTCGCACGATGATGTACACATCAAAGGCATTTGGAACAAATCGCTTAATGACCGCAAGAGTTTTTACTTGTTGCAAGAACATCAAATGAAGTTTGATAAGGTTATTT